GAATTCCTTTTGCTTTCCACTCCTCATCATTCTTGTATATCTCACCTGTCTTGAGATTGCTAATAGTTTCTATTATCTCTTTTTGCTTTATTACCTGCATTATGCTGTTACCTCTCTTGGCTGTATCTCTAATATCGAGGCTATGACGTGCAGCTCGTTCGCGTCAGCAGCCTGTACCTTAAGTATCTCACTCTCTTCCATTACAAGAGGTTGAGTTAAAAGTTCTGTTGTTGCCTTGGATGCTATGGCTTTATCCTTAAATAGATTAAATATAGCACCACTAGAATTTACTAATGTTATAGTTATAGTGCTCCCCGATCCAGCGTCCTCGGATACTATTAGTGATTTAATTACGGTTGTGGTTGCAGTTGGCACTGTGTATAATGTTGTAAGATCAGTTGTTGTTAGGTCTACTTTTTTATTTTTAAAACTATTGGCCATTAATTAATAAAGAAGTTAAATGCTTCTATCTCCTGTTTTAATTCTTCTTGAAATGTGGAATTAAGTTTTTCCACGATCGCATCAAGATCCCTGACCTGTGCCTCTGCCGTTGGCAGATCATACTCCTCACTTGGTCTTGTTAATATCTGTACTATCTTCGCCATTATTTTTTCTTTACTCCCTTAATTTTTTTCTTATTTAATGAAGCATAAAACACTTGTTCGCCCCGTTTCGTGCCATATTGTTTTTTCATAGATTTCATTATCTTCTTACCTTTTTTATTTAGTGGCATTACCTTCTCCCGTCTGGTTGTATATCTAATCTAAATGTCCCAAGTTTCCAACTTTGATTAGATGATGTATTTGCTACTTTTAATGAGATAGCCCGAGCCCTTGCACGTGTGTCTACCTTTTGTGTGGATGATGAAACTGTGAAAGGTCCCAAAGATGAACTAGCTCTATCGTCATTAGGATAGTTTCTTAGTTGTAGTGTTACCTGCGTGTTACCTGTCTGAGATATAAAATCTGGTATAAATCTTCTTATCTTCATTATAAACTCACCATCTCCTCTAAGGTCTGGCATACCTGTTTGAGTTCCTCTAATAATTCTTTGAGTAATATCAAAGTCTCCTGATTCTATGCTTGCAACAATGGCTGTAGTTGCACCTCCTTGGACTTGATCAGTCCCCGTTTCATGTTCATAATATACTGTTGATCCCTCAGTATTACCTACAACATCAAAAGACGTATCCACAGCTGCACTATATTCGGTTGCGTGTGGTTTACCAAACACCGCAGAATCTTCCCACATAGTTCTTGCTAATGATCCAACAGTCCATACCGGTCTTTTTATTGATGAGTCAAAATAATTATATGCAACCATTCTATTTACAACGGATGATCCTGTTGTTGGATAGAACCACATAACCTCACCAAACAGATTATTTAAACCTGCCGATACCATCTGATTACCTGATTCTAAATTTATATTATCGTAAACAAAATCCTCTACAAGACATGGTAAGGATTCTAATTTACCAGCATACCTAAAGAAACCATTCTCTGACATCCAGTACGCAGCACCATCAACCTCAACACACGCATTCTGTCCTGCAAGTCCGCAGTTAGTTCCAACTTGAGCAAACGCAAAAGTAAATGGTTGACCGACAAAACGCATTGTAAATAACGCTGTGTCTGTCCAGACATAGATTGCATCACGACCTCTAATAGCTCCTCTAACCTGTGATCCATCTGCAAGTCTCTGAGTACCAGCTGTATTGGTTGCTGTGGGTGTATATGTATTTATATCTTCCTGATCAGAGAATCTAATAAACATATCGTCCTGTGTTGATGTATCTCCAATAGTTGTCTCTGTTCCAAAAAATACTAAGTGACGATCCGGTGTAGATACTATCATGTGTCTTGATGCAGTTGGTGCACCAGATATAATAGTTGCTCTATTTGATGTTGCATCAGTTGCTGCAGAGTTCCATTCGAACACCGCACTATCATGAATTAGACAGATAGCTTTGTCACCAAAATTATCTAATGACCACATACCAGGGTCAACAACTAAATCACCAGTAGCTGCTTCTCCCCATGCAACATAATCTGAAGCAGCAGTAACTGTAGCTCCGGTGCTATGAGACGCTGCTGTTGTCCCTCTAACTGCTCTTGTTACTCCTGTTAAAGTATTTGAAGATGATATACCTGTATACGATATTTCTTCTGTGCCTATTAATATAAAATTTGTTCCTGTATTTGGAAACTGTGTAGTATCTGATAAAACAATAGTTGTTGTTGAAGCATCTATTGCACCATTTAAAGTTGTAGTAAAAGCTCCAAGGTCTTCACCACCCCAATTTCCTACTGACCAACCAAATCCTTTTGCTTGTACAGCTGGACCTACAGTATAATAATGTCTAACTCTAATACCACCAGATGTTGTAGCTCCAGATCCAGATTCATTTGAAGGCATTGTAATAGTTATTGTTGTGCTTGATGGCACGGTCGTTACCATAAATTTTTTGTCATCAAAATCAGATGCAGAATAATCTGAATCAGTAATAGCTGTAAAATTATCTAAAAGAATTATGTCATTTGTTTCAATATTGTGATCTGTACTAAAAGTTATAGTAACAGTAGGCGAACCATTTGTTGTGCTAAATGCATTTGATAATGTAGTTGTTGATTGAATAGGATGTATGTCATAGTATGCACCTCCTGAATATGCATATAAAATCCTGTTTGTACCAATAATTGAATATTTTCTACCTTCACTGTTTACAAAATGGTGTAATCCTCTACAAGCTCCAGTTAAATTTTTATCACCTAATTGTTTCCAACCCCCTATTTTTTCGGGTGTGCCATATCTAAAACGCACATTATCACAGTTAGTCCATTGACCTTCTGCGGTAGTCTCTGATATTTGTTTATTAATTCCTGGTTGAAAGCCTATTTTTTGTAGCATAATCGACCACTATATATGAAAAACCTTAGTTTTCAAATCATATTAATATTGCTATTTATTCCTAAATTCCGTTTTTTTTGAACCAACCAGGTAAACCTAAGTGATCTCTTCCATCAAAAATATTTTGTTTAGCGCCTTTAGTTTTCTGATTATTATAATGTAAAAAAACTTGAACACATTCTTGACCTTTAAAAGGTTTTCTCCAGTGTTCTAAGTCAACTCCTCTATAAATTAACATATCACCTGGTTTTAAATTAACTTCTATTCCTTTTGTTTCACCTGAAACGTATGCTACATAATTTTCTTTCCAACCTCCTTTTGTAGAATTAGGTTCTAGATATATTGGCCAAGGGTCTCCACCTAAATTCATCGTTGTAGATATTTCACAACTAAATCTATCCTTGTGTCTTTTTAATTCATCGCCTTTTTTATAAAGTCTTGCATATGTATAAGAAGGGTATAGTTTTAAATTAGTAGCTTTTTCCATTACAGGCTGTACTTTTAATAATAAGGTGTCCATTGCAATATCAGAATAACAACAATATGTATCAGGTATTTGATCTCGTGTTGTTTCATAAAAACCTAACATTTTTTCAAAAGGTGAAATATATTTTTTCTTAATACAAGTATCAAAAACTTGTTTTTTCATAGCAAAATAATTTGCTAAAAAACTTGCAAGGTCTTTGTCTATTGCATTTCTTATTACGGTATATTTATTTTTTTTAAAACTCATAATTAAGCTCTTGTTGAAAGAAAATTACTTATTGAATATCTTCCAAAACCTTTCTTTTTTGTTTTAGATTTTATTGGAGTTATTTCATGATAGTAAAAAGAAGGAAATAAAACCAATCTATTATTTTTACATTCTACTATTTTTTTAATTCTATTAAACTTTAAATCACCACCATTAAATGCTTTAGGTTTTTTATAAATAAAAATAAGAATAGTAAACTGAAAAACATCAAAATGTTCCTTATAAGAATCATTGTTTTCATAATAATTAATTATTGTATTGGAATGATTTGTACTTATAAATTGTTCATATAACGCCGTGTTTGTACTTTTAAATGTATCTTCTATTTTTTTATGAAAATTTTTATCTTGAAATTTTTTAGTAGAGTTTAAAATAGGAGAATATTGTGCACCTTCGTTTGAGTACAAAGTGTAAGGACTTATTCGATGAGCTTTTATTTTAGATACTCCGTTCTCATCTCTTGCAGCATTTACAGGATCTCCTGAGTCCATAATTTTAGTATGTAAAAAATCTAATTCTTTATAAACAGAATTTAATTCTTGTTTATTATACCAATTATCTACAACTAAAAAATTATCTAATGTTTTCATTTTTTAAATGCCGCGTTAGGAAAAGCTTGTATATTAAAATGTATAAATCTAAATGGTTCTTGGCCACGGTCTAGTGAAAACTCATGTTCTAAATAACCAGGAAAAATTAATAAAGATCCAGGTTGAGGATAGTAATTAATATTTTCAATAGAATAAGGAATCTCTTTATCTTTACTTGGTTTCATTTTTAATTTTGTAGCTCTAGCTCCTGTTCTTGGTTCATGAAATATAGGGTAAGATGTTTTATTACTACACTTTAAAAAATAAAAACCTGATACGTGTTGATTCCAATGTATGTGTGCTGAATGATGTCCACCACCTTTTTTAGCAAACTCTTGTACCCACATTTCAGTAAACATGGTTGTATACTCAGACATATCAAAACCTTGCCAATCTAAAAAATCCCATGCTTTTTGTCCAACGTAATCTCTAAAATCTAAAAAATTATTATCACGAGTTAGAGGTGTTGAATGATGACTTAATCCAAAATCACCATAGTTTTTTATATGCGTTTTGTTTCTGTTTCTAGCTTCTTTAATATATTTATTAGAAGCTTTATCTAATGACTTAACAAATTCAGGTTTTTGTTCTACCCAAATTGGTGTTTGAAAATAATTATGAATTTCCATTATCTAAATGGATATCCTAAAGTCCACATGACTAATGAATATCTCGTTCCTTTCGTTACTGGTTTAACTCTATGCCACATAAATGACGGAAATACAATGATAGATCCTTTTGGTAATATTTCTTTACATTGTATTAAATGTTTAGATTCATCTCTCATAGGTGGGTCATAGTTTCTAAAATCAAATTCTAGTTCTCCTCCTTTATATTCTGAACCATCTGTAAGTTGACAGGTCATAGACAGCTTTCTAATCTTACCATTATCAGGGCCTTTTCTTTTATAAGGAATACAGAAACTATCACAGTGCCAATTATAATATTGACCTAGTTTGTATTTAGTAAATTGACAAGGTTGAGACCAATCAAATTGAAAATTCCATCCTGCATTTTTATTTGCTTTGTTTAAATAAGGTTGTATTTCTTTATATATCCATTGATCATCTAACCAAACAACATCTGATTGTCTTTTTGTTTGAAACTTTTTAACATCTTCATCTGAAAAAGATTTGCTATCAAAGTCTCCTGCTCTAGCTACCTTTTCTTTTTTATTTAATGCGTGTGCAATTACGTCGTCGCAAAATCTAGGAGTTAAAGCTGATTCAAAATACCAATAATTATGTTCTAAATTCATATATCTTTATTGTCTGTAAGTCATTTTTAAAACAAAATTTAATTCTTTGTTTTGATCGTTAGTTATAAAATACATATTTGACGATGGAAAAATAATATACTTATTGTGTGTAAGATTTATTTTCCAATACTGTTGTTTTCTTCTATTGTTATCATACAAAATCGTAACATAACAATCTTCTACACCTACTCCATATAACATTGTATAATCCGCAGAATCTTTTAAAGATTCAAAATCTATGTCCATGCAAGGTTTTGTTGTTTCATTAGGTTGAAAAATAAACCCTTCTCTAGTTTTACTAACAACAGCTATATTATGTTTAGCTCTTAAATAATTTCTAATATATGTGTCTAGTTTATCTAAACTTTTAGACATCGGAAACTTTCTAGTAAAAGAATATTTAAATATATCAAGAGCTAGTTCAGGTCTATTAATTTCAAAATACTTAGGCATGTTAACGTCGCCAAAATACAAAGCTTGTTCTGTTAATACTTTCTTTTCCATAAGGAAACTATTTTATAAACTATTTTTATAAAAAAATCAATTATCTAGAAATCCAAGAACTGCCATTCCAATCATATTTAGTTGGTGGGTCTTCTCTGTCGATAGATTTTGACATTTCCCAACCTTTACTACTATCAGATTGATATAGTTCTTCATTCCAATTAATTCTATATGTAATTTCAGACTCACCAGATCCTTCTGATGTAATTGAAGGATAAGCTATAGGTGCTACCCATGATGCTGTTGCAACATTTTTAGTCCAAGATGCATGAGGTTGTTTGTGCCAAAATATATCATTAGTAGAATCATACGTTCCACCTATTTGAGCATAATTACCTCTAAAAGGAGTTTCACCATTATTGTGTTGATTATTTAATGTATTGTAAGATGTTTTAATCCATTTTTCTGCAGGCCAATTATTGTGAGTTTGTAAATGAGTTTGACCAACTGATTCTGTTTCAACGCCTTCTTCATTTTGTGTAACAGAGTCTTCCATATAAAGAACTTCTAAAACTAAACCATTATCATCTATTTTTGCAAAGTGTGCCATATTATTGAAACCTGTACCTTATTACTACTTTACCAGATCCACCGCTTCCGCCATTTGATCCTCCAGTAGCTCCTCCGCCGCCGCCACCGCCGCCGCCTTTATTTGTTCCGCCTTGACCACCCGGTGTAGGTGCATAAGGACTTCCTGGTCCTCCACCATCACTTGCAGGGCCGCCTGTTGCTCCATCAGCTCCCCCGCCGCCACCGCCAGCATATCCCACTGAACTACCTGTAATATTTGAAGTAACTCCTCCGCCACCGGATCCACCATTAGCTCCTGAACCATTATTACCAGAGTCAGTAGCGCCACCGCCACCGCCTCCACCGTAAGAACCTGCAGTTCCGCCGTTTGTTCCTTGAGATGGAGATACAGGTGGAGTATTTCCACTTCCTCCTCCACCACCTGGATAACCGCCTCCGCCGCCAGATCCGCCTTGACCACCGGTTGTAGATGACTCGCCTCTTGCGCCTTCTCCACCACCTGTTGATGTAATAGATGAAAATACAGAATCATTTCCAGCTCCACCTTGAGCACCTGAAGATCCAGATCCACCGCCACCAACTGTTATTGGATAAGCTTGTGCACAAACTGGTAATGCTGAAACTCCTGATGCAGGGGGTCCTGCAGTATAACAACCAGAAGCTGCTCCAGAAGAAGCTCTAAATCCTCCTGCTCCTCCACCACCAGCATTATTAAAACCTGCTCCAGCGCCTCCAGCGATAACCATATAATCTACTGAGTCTGATCCACAACAACCGATAACATTACCTTTACATGTAACAGTAAAAGTTCCAGGGCTGTTAAATACGTGAATTTTAAAATTTCCAGAAGTTGTTATAGTTCCACCTGTAGCTGCTACAAAACTAGGCCCACTAGCTCCAGCAGAACCAAATCCTAGTATTTGATAACCAAACGATTTACCTTTTCTTCTTTGTATATTTTTTGTGTTCTTACCTGATGTAAGTTTATTTTTAAGGTCTCTCATATTCTATTCCTTATGCGTCGTTAGCAGCACTCGTAGTAAAGAATAATTTGATTCCAAGTAATCTTGCATCAGCATCTAAATCATCC